CAATTTCACCTCGATTGACAATAAGCACATCAATTTGAGAATCGTCATCAAATACACCAGCTTGGCATAAAGCGTCTAGGCACGATTTAATAGAATTGTCGATGTCCCGCACTCTTTTGTCGGTTGGAAAGAGTTTGATCTCGATTTCCAAGCGTTCCTGACCTAGTTTAGGAATATTGTGAGCTATGACAGCGTTGGATACTTTGGATTTAAAGTCCACAGCTTTTTTAGTCAGGAATCGTCTATGTCCTTGAAAGCCCCAATAGCTGTTCACGCTAGGTGGATAAGGTATTGTTAAAAACATAAAAAAAAGTTTACACCTTTCTAGGAATGAATATAATACTTATAGGCACTAAAGCCTAACACGATAGGAGAAAACATGAAAGACTTTTTAATAGGCGGTTTATTTGGTTTTGCAATATCGGTCTTTTTAATGACCATTTATATCCTGCAAACAGGAGGATTTTAAAATGGGAATGAGCAGACACGATGCGTATTATGAACCCGAAGACGATGACATTTTAATCGAGGAAATTGAAGCAAGAACCCACGATTTAATGAAAACTCCCGAATATACCCCGTGGGATTCGGGGCACATAGCGGAAGCATTAAGCGAATTGGATGTAAAAACTTCCGAAGATTTACAAATATGCTTAGACTTAAGAAATTTTGAGGAAATTGGCAGAAAAATTTGGTCGATTACATACGATTACATGGAATCCTTTGCTAAAGCACAAGCAACTTCCGAAATACAAGATTAAGGACAAAATATGAAAACTTTTGACGAATTACGCCTTATAAATGTAGGCGAACATATAGAAAAGAAAAACGGCTTATCCTACCTTTCTTGGAGTTGGGCTGTAGATACATTGCTACAAAATGATCCTAAAGCCACTTGGTCATTTAATGATCCAGTCAGTTACGGGGAAACTCTTATGGTGTCCTGCACAGTTTATGCGTTTGAAAAAACCATGCAAATGCACCTACCTGTTATGGATAACCGAAATCAAGCCGTAAAAAATCCCGATGCGGTAGCCGTTAATAAGGCGATGATGCGGTGTTTAGCCAAATGTATTGCTTGCTTTGGTATCGGGTTATACATATACAGCGGTGAGGATTTGCCCTCGGAAAACCTAGAGGCTGATGATATAGCTCGGATGGTGGAAGCAATAGAAAATTGCCCTACCTTAGATGAGTTAAAAGCAACCTTTGGATTGGTTTATAACCAATGTAAAAAATATCCTGATGCTCTAAAAGCCATTAATGATGCTAAAGAGCTAAGAAAAAAGGAACTGGAAAATGTCTAAATTAAAAGATATTAAATATGTGCCATCTTATAAAACAAATGTATTGGAAACTTTAAAACGCATAGGCTGGACACCGCCAAGTGAAGATTTAAGGTTTCAAGAAAAATGGCAACATTCTCGTTTGGCTAGTATTTTTAATAAAAAGGCTAAATAATGGATACCCAAAAAGAACAAGTTTTAAAGTGGCTCAAGAAAAAAAGAAAAAAGGGGATAACTTCATGGGATGCCATTACTAACTTCCATATTACACGATTAGCCGATGTCATTTTTAAACTTAAAACGGAAGGACACGATATTTTTACCATTATCGAAAAAGCCGAAGGTAAAAAATGGGCTAGGTATATCCTTATTAAGGAAGCCAAATGACCGAACAAGGCACAATAGAATGGAAATTAGAAAGGTTAGGTCATGTAACCGCCAGCCGAGTAGCCGATGTTCTTGCCAAAATCAAATCAGGTGAAGCAAAAACCCGTGAAGATTATAGGTGGGAGCTTGTAACCCAAAGGATTACAAACGATATAGAGGAAGGCGGATATATTAATGATGCTATGCAACATGGCATTGATACCGAAGCCCAAGCCCGAATGGCTTATGAAGTTAATACTGGTAACTTTGTAGACCAAACAGGCTTTATCCGACATCCTACTATTAAATGGGTAGGAGCAAGCCCTGATGGTTTAATTGAAACGGATGGCAATTTAGAAATTAAATGCCCTCACACCAAAACGCACCTGCAAACCTTAAAAGCACAAAAAGCACCTATTAAATATTATCCTCAAATGCAAATGCAAATGTGGGTGGCGGAACGGGAATGGACAGATTTTGTCAGTTTTGATCCCCGACTGCCTGATGAATTGCAGTTTTTTTGTATCCGAGTTCCACGGGATGAGGAATATATTAGAAATATGGAATTGGAAGTAATGCAGTTTTTATCCGAAATTGAGCAAGAATTAATTTCTATATACGAAAGGAAGCAAAATGGCATTAAAGTATGAAGCAAAAGCAAGAGTAGGCACATATAAAAACGCACAAGGCGAGGAAAAACCTAACTGGATCAAAGTAGGTGCTGTATTTGAAACCTCCAATGGTTTATCTATGAAAATGGAAGCCGTGCCTGTGGGATTTGATGGTTGGATATCCTTTTTTGAACCTAAACCAAAACAATCAGGAGCTGGTAATCCTGTTCCAAGTGGTGCAGGATTGGCTGGACTTCCTGATGATATTCCGTTCTAATTAATGCAGGGCGAAATTAACTATTTTTAATGCTTCACATACATTTTGGCAGTTAAAAGTAGCCCACCAAATCTATGGGGTCGGATCAGAGTAGTCCTCTATAAAAACTAGCGACCAAGAGTCCGCTCCTTTCGTGGATTCGACCCCACCCTAATGTTTTTCACCTTCCGAAATGGAACAGCGACAAATAAGCTACAAAAGTAGCATATTCCTTACACATATAAGGTGGAACAGATATATTAGAGTCATAGATTAATTATTCACGAAAGGAAAATATCTATGAAAAAGAACTACAAATTAGCTAATTTAAAAACTTCTTGGATTGCTAACCAAGTAATTTACCCAAGCGGAACAACTTTTCGTTTAGGTGAAAAAATTGTAGAGGGCGAAGAAACTTGGTATGAATGTTTTACCAGTTTTATTCCTAAAAAAGAAAATTGCATCGGTTTTGTTAATAAAGCAGTTTTACAGTTTATTTAATTTTACGAAAGGAAATAAAAATGAAAGTTATTAATTTTGAAACAGTAATTAAACCCGAATACAAAGAGGAATATTTAACTATGTGCACGGGTCATGTAGCCACATTAGTTAAATTCAATGACGGGACAGAAGAAATGCACCTGCATACAAAAAAAGGTAAAAGAGTGGAAAAAGGTAATACCACTTGGAACAACGCCGAATATGCAATTTGGAAAACAAACCCAACCCGATCAAAATTCTAATCAATATCCCCCATTTAACGGGGGATTTTTTATAATAGTTTTAGCAGTAAAACATTAACACGACACGAAAGGTAACAAAATGGCACACGAATTAACAATCAGAGAAGATGGTTTTACCGAAATGGCTTTTGTAGGTGCAACCCCTTGGCACGACCTCGGTAATAAATTAGAAGAAGGTGCAGACATGGAAACATGGAAAAAAGCCGCTGGTATGGACTGGACTATTAAACAAGCTCCTGTTCATTACGAAGTTATTGATGACAATTACCATCACAATTTATCTACTTTTAAAGGTCAAAATATCCTTTATCGATCCGATAACAACGAAGCCTTATCAATCGTCAGCGACCGTTATAAACCCGTTCAACCCGCCGAAGTTTTAGAATTTTTCGATTCCTTAGTTAAGGAAGCGGGTTTTAAATTACACACGGCTGGAACTTTACGGGGTGGTAAACGCCTGTGGGCTTTAGCGGAAACAGGTAAATTTGGTGAAGTATGTAAAGACGATGGCGTAGGCGGATTCCTTCTTTTATCCACTTCCTGCGACAGAAGCCTAGCCACTACCGCCCGATTTACCAGTATCCGAGTGGTATGCAATAACACCTTAACAATGGCTACCAATAAAACCAAATCTGTTGTATCCGTACCACATAGCACCATATTCGACCACGATAAAGTGAAGCTGGAACTTGGTAAGGTTACGGAAGCCTTCGGTAGTTTTATGGAAATGGCTAAATTCCTGCAAAAACAAGAAATGTTAAGCCTAGCCGCTGATAACTTTATTAGAAAATTGGTCGAGCCTATCTCTCAGGTTAAGCGTGAAGATTACGAATTAGGTAAAAATAAGACCTATCAAGCACTTTGGGAATTATTCGAGGGCGGTGCGAAAGGTTCTAA